AATTGTAACATAGCAGGAGTCGGTGTCGTTGTATATATCAATAGGTTCGGTAACTCTATATTTTTCATTAGCCCTTTTTTGTAAAATTTCAGATCCTGTTTTGGCTACCATTTGACCAGTTAATGTAATAGAAGAAGCATTATCAATGTCCACAAACGGGGAATATTTGTTAGCCATAATTCCGTAAATCGAATTCAAAGTCAATTTCAACACACTTTGAAGAACATTGTAATAAATCACTTCATCTTCTGTTTCTTTCTTTTGTTTCAATAATTCAGAAGATTTGTTTTCTTTTAATTCTTTTTCTATTTTTGATAAAGCCTTTTTAGCTTTATTCATAGCTTTCTTAGATTCTACTCTTTCCCCATAAACTCTATTAATAAGAGTGGGTAAAATTCCTTTAAACTTTTGAGTATAAAGAACTCCTGCTTTAGAAACAGATATTTTCTCTTCTTTAATAAATTTATTAAATTTTTCTGTTTCTAGTTTAGTTGTTTTACCGTTAACTAATTTGATTTCTACTTCAGAATCTTTTTTCCAATTACCTGTAACAATCTTACCTAATTTGGTTTCTGGTGAAATGTTTAATGTAATAATAGTATTTGGATAAAGCGAATTAACGTCAAAACTAACTACACTTTCTTTTAAACCTCTTTCGGGTTCTCTAACATATCCACCCTCAAGCGCTTCTGTGTCACTTTCATTTTTAAATGTCGGAATAATTTGACCTTCATTATAAGCTTGGATAGCAATAGCTCCTGAAAGAATGCCAATTTTACCCAAAGCCGCTTCGAAGTTAGTGCATCCCTTATAAGAAAGCATTCGAACGACTTTAAGAAAGTTCAATTTGTTTTCTAATTTACGCAATAGATCTACGTCTTGGATGTTATACTCTACAAATTGATCCCAATCTTCATTAGCTAGGTTAGCTAAATTGGTAGCATTGTAAGCTAGTTTACCTTCTTTCAATTCATACTCAGCAATGTAATTTAAAGAATATGATTCTCTATCACCAAAACTATAAACTTTATACAATTCCATGTAGTCCAAGGAACTAACCCCACTGATAGTCCACTTACCCGCCATTTGACCGAAACGATCTCTAAATTCTCTAAAATGTAAATTCCTTACAGGGGACAATTGACTAATAAAATCTCTACTAATGATGTTAGTAGCTCTATTGATAATATAAGGCATATCAAATCGTTCACTATTCCATCCACTTACAATGTCAGGGGGATCTGCTTTCCAATGATCCACAAAGCTTATAAACAAATCTTCTTCCGAACGACACTTAAAATAAGTTATATTTTTTTGTTTCGGTGTGTAATCTACATTTAATCCCCAAGTATAGGTATGATCTTTCAAAGAATCATATATGGTAATGAGATTAACAGGAGCTTTTGCCTCTTTAGGTTCTGGGAAGAAATCAGGACAATGAACCTCAATATCCAGAAAATAAATCTTTAACGGAAATTTACTAAAATCCTTTTCATGGATTTTATCTTTAAAACTCTCGATAAGAAATTGCTGTTCTACTGGAAAATTACCAAAAAGTCTTTTGGTAGTAGATTCCGTAACAAATTTATTTCTCTCAAAAGAATTTTTAAAGTAATGTTTTTTTAAAGGTGTCTTAAAAATAGACACCGCATCTGTAGCATTTTCTTTTTCAGTATAAAGAAAAGGAGTAAAAGGAATCTCCGTATCAATTCGAGTTCCTTCTTCCGACCAAGTCCTTAAAAATACAGTTCCTTCTCTCGGAGAATAATAAGCGTTTCTATACACACATCAATAATACATCAATATATGAGATTCTCAAGTTTTAAGGGTTACACTCTTTAAGATATTTTCTCTCAGGTGATCTGAAAGGAGTAAAGTAAGCTTCATAGTGTTTACCCAAATTCTTTTCATCTTCTAACCAGAAATTATCAGCAAAAGCTCGGGATCTCTTACAAAGATCTGCGTAACGGCTTTGGTCTTTCAAAGCATATTTGATTTGATCGATAAATTCATCCCCTGTCTTGTATTTCAAGATGGCGTCTTTATACGTTACCATATCAGGACACACAGCAGGTAAACCTATTGCGCCAGATTCAATTAATTTAATATTACTCTTAGCTTTATTAAAATTATTGTCTTGAAGGCATGCAAAAGTCAATTGACTGTCTGAATTAGCCATCGCTTCAGGAAATTCAGGAAGTGGTACCCAAGGATAATAAGCAATTTCTCCTTTATCAATAAATGGTTTTAATGGAAGTGGGAAGCATCCATAAAATTGCCATTTAAACATGGTGCGGGTTTTAATGACTGCTTGGAGAACATGAGCAAAATCGTCTTGTTGATTAGTTCTATTAGTTACGTCAACATGAGTTCCTGATGCAAAAATAGAAATCTTAGGTTTCTTTTTATTTTTTTCGTAAGACTTCAAAAGATTTCCTAAATTGTAATATCGATCAAACCATCCTTTTTGGAGATAATTGGGAATAACCGTAGTAGATTTATTACCAGTTTTTTCTATAAAATAATCTCTCATAAAATCACAAGTGACCGTAACTTCATCACAAAGATTCATAATTTCTAAAATGGAATTGCGAATTTCGTCTGAAGTAAACGCATCTCGATTTCTGTTATATTCCGGGATATCTTCTCGAAGAACGATGTCATCTACCTCATAAATGAGTTTAAACTTATATTCTTCAGAAAGTTTTTTAAGAAGTTTTACAAACTCCAATTGAACTGGAGTAGCCTGTCTTTGAATTTTAACAGCTTTAACGTGTTGATAATATCTAGGATCTAAAACCATGGTAGTAGATTCTACTATTACTGCTTTTTGATAAAGATTCAATAAAGAATTAGGTGCCATACACCTATAAAAAGCACAGCCACCATAATCTGCTAAATAGTTTACAGCTCGAGGAAGATTTTGTCCTGGAACTTCTGGATCTGGAATTTTTTTTGATTCTACTGTACGAGTAAATTGAGTAGAATCTGGAATAAATGGAGGTAATCCCATTGGAGCTCCTAGATTGTGTGCTAAACCAGACTGTCTTACAATATATTTTGACATAAGATTATTAAACTATGTATGTGAATCCGTTCTTCTTTTCAAGCATAGTAATACTATCTGCTTTATCTAGAACGGTAGTTCCACGATGAGTAATGATATAACAATTTTCTTTATACTTTTCCATTCTCTCCCTAAGAACCTTTAAAACCAATTCAACTCCTTTATCATCTAAAGAAGAATCTAGAAGTTCATCATAAAAAATTGTAGAGAAGTGGACATCTCCTTGCATTCTTCTGATATCTAAGAATGCAAATAGACTAGCTAAATCAATTCTTTTTCGTTCTCCTCCAGAAAAATTAAAATAAGATCTTACTTCTCCTTTCTCATCTGTAATATTTTCATCGAAAAATTCATTAAAGGTACACAAACAATTAGCTTGTAATTGTTCAAGATAGTAAGCTAAACGAGAATTAAGAACCTTTAGTATTTTACGAACAATATAAGACTTAACTCCTTCTTCAGATACTACAAATTTAACACATTCTAATACAGATAATTCATTATCAAATTTTTCCAATTGAGATTTGTGCTCATTTAAATTATTAAGAAGTTCTTTTACAGAATTTTCTAAAAGTTCATTAGACTCTTTTTTAATATTTTCTTCTTCCAATTCAAAATCTTTAATACTATCTATTAAAAAAGTTATTTTTGTTTGTATATTAGAGTTTCGTTTAATGAACTCTTGAATTTTTTGTCTTTTGGAATTGATATTATTAATTTCAGACTCTTTTTCGTCTTGTTTCTTCTCTGCTTCTTCTAAAAGAAGAGATATTTCATTTTTATTTTTAGTAAGTTCTTCAATCTTCTTACTAATTTTTGAAATATTTTCTTCTTTGTGTTTAATATCGTCTTCAGAATAAGGTCTATTACAAGTCGAGCAAATAGCATTGACCTCCCCAATACTGTCTAAAACACTCTTTTCGTGTTTAATTGCTGTTTTGTACTCTGTTAATTTTTCAAAAAT